AGGTGATACGCAACAAGGTGGAACTACACCTTGGAGTTTTTCAAGTACATCTGTAGTTCAGAACGCAACTACTGGCGCTACTTTAAGTGCTGTAGGAAACACTGGTGTTATGATCTATGTTTCAAACGGTGCTGCTGGAAATCCAGGATATGCATTTTCAAATGGAACTACTTGGAAGCAAATGGCTGCTCCAACAACTGACATTGCAACATCATAATAAATAATAAACTAGTGGCTCCTTCGGGAGCCACAAATTAAGGAGAACAGTATGGGCTTTAAAAGCGATATACAAGCAACTAGAGTAGCAGGAACTGCTTCAGGTACTGCGGTGATAGCACCTCCAGTAAGATTAAGAGGTATCATTGTAGCATCTAGTGGTGCAGGGGCTGGTCTAATAAATCTAAATACAGAAGCTTCTTCAGGTGGAACAAATTTACTTACAGTAGACGTTCCTCAAGGAGATGTAATTAACTTTTCACTTCCAGAAGATGGTATTTTATTTCCTCAAGGAGTTTATCTTTCAACAGCAACTAATATTACTGCTGTAACTTTGTTGACAGATAAATTTTCAGGACCTAATCTTACTACTACTAATAAATAGTAATTAATGGATAGTTATTACGCTGATATATTAGGTTTTTCAAAAGGTGGCATGCCACCTCGTAATAAAAAGAATTTCCGTTCCACAAAAAGTGGAGCGGGAATGACTCAAGCTGGAGTCATGGCTTACAGAAGAAAAAATCCTGGAAGCAAATTAAAAACAGCAGTCACTGAAGATAAACCAGGACCAAAAAGAGCAGCAAGAAGAAAATCATTTTGTGCTAGAAGTGCTGGACAAATGAAGATGTTTCCAAAAGCAGCAAAAGACCCTAATTCTAGACTAAGACAGGCTAGAAGAAGATGGAAGTGCTAGAAAAAATTTACTGGTCTATTCTAACAATAGCTCTGTATGTTATACTTGCAGTGTTATTTTTAACAACAATCATAGCAGTGGGAGGGAAAACAATGTTTGATAAATATTTCATGAAGTTTTTAGAAGCGGTTGATAATTTTTTCGACAAAATTTGGAAGTGGTTTAAAAGAAAAAAGTAATGAACGGTAATACATGTAAGCACTGTGACCACGATTGTCACTGTGAAGCAGATAAAATTAAAGCAGAACATTATTCTCCTTTAATGGAGTTATGTGGCTGTGAAAAATGTGAGCATGAAATTATGAGTGATGAAGGAGATTGCTTATCATGCCAATAAAGGAGAGTGATAGGATGAACTATTATTTTACTGGTTGGTTAATTATTGGTATGCTTTGGTTAGCATATTGTGGGGGTCCTCAATAATGTCAATAAAAATAAGGGCTAATAAACAATTTATGTGTGGTGAAGTCGAAGCTGAGCTTGAAAAAAATGTAGATGGTAGTATAAGTATAGGTAAAATAATAAAAGCAAAATGAACCTCTCCAGGAACTTTACTCTCCAAGAGTTAATTAAATCGGACACTGCTATCCGTAAGGGCATTGATAATAATCCTAATGCAGATCAAATAAAAAAATTACAATTACTATGTGAAAGAGTATTGCAGCCAGTACGAGATCAGTTTGGAAGAGTGAAGGTGACTAGCGGATTTCGTTCCCCTGAGTTATGCCTAGCTATAGGAAGCTCATTAGAATCACAACATACAAAAGCTGAGGCCGTTGATTTTGAAGTCAATGGTGTAGACAATGCTGAAGTAGCAGATTGGGTTTATAAAAACTGTGAAACAGATCAATTAATTTTGGAGTTCTATACTCCTGGTGAGCCAAACTCTGGATGGATTCATGCAAGCTATGTAGAGTTTAACCCTAGACGACAATATATGAGAGCTTATAGAGAGGATAAAAAAGTTAAATATAAACCAATTATAGGAAAGGCGGTAGATTTAGTATGAGTGTAGTGAAAAAAAATATTGTTATTCCTTTTTCAGAATGGTTTTTACACTTCGAAGATTTACAATTAAATAATGATCTAATTGTAAATGAACTTAAAAATTTAACATATGATTCTTGTGAGAATAATTTAAATATTCAAAATATTATTAAATCTTATATGTCAAAAAATACAAATATTTTTTCAACACTAACAAATGGAAATTTAATTAAACAAAAATTTAAAGATATAATTAAAGAGGGAATTAAAGATGTTGGAATAAATCAAGATTTTGATATTCAATCAAATTGGTCTACCTTAGTTAAGAATAAAGGTTTTTCAGAAATTCACTACCATGCCAATTATTGGTTAAGCGCTGTATACTATCCATCAGGAACTTTAGAAGATAATATTAAAATAGAGTTTTTCAGACCACAAATTTTACCATGGGATGTAAATAATAAAGATACTGATAGTTTCTTTTTAAATAATTTTTGTAGGGTAAATATAAAAAAAGGTGATTTAATAGTTTTTCCCAGTTATTTAAGACATAGAGTATTTTATTATTTTGGAGACTTAGATAGGTATTCAATTGCAATGAATATTCATCCTATTGGAAAAATTGGTAGAAATGATAGTGTAGTTACGTTTTAAACTTAAATTATTTAAAAAAGGACTTAATTAATTATGGCAATATCTAGAGGTCAAATGACAAAACAAATCGATGGTCAATTAAGAGGGGCTAGAAAAAAGAAAGCTCCAAAAGGTTATCATTACATGCCTAACGGTAGATTAATGAAAGACAGTGCCCACAAAAAGAAGAAACCAAATAGCTAAAAACCTAAGGTCTTCAAAGTTTCGGCAAAAAGTGGTACAATCCAAGAAGCTATACAATCGCCAAAAGGAGAAGTTACAATGCCGTTGACAAAAAAAGGTAAAAAAATCATGAGTGCCATGAAAAAAGAATATGGTACAAAAAAAGGGGAAAAGATTTTTTACGCTACCAAAAACAAAGGTAAGATAAAAGGCGTAGATAAGAAAAGGAAAGTATAATGGCAACATCAGGAACTACATCTTTTAATTTAAATATAGATGACATAATTACTGAAGGTTATGAAAGATGTGGCCTTGTAAGTAATTCTGGATATGACATGCGTTCAGCTAGACGTAGTCTAGATTTATTATTCGCTGAGTGGGGTAATAGAGGTATTCATTTATGGAAAACAGAATTAAATGAAATAGCTTTAGTTTCTGGTCAAGCAAACTACACGGTTGATTCTGATGTTAACGATGTACTAGAAGCCTATGTTTCATCAACTGCTGCCGCAGGTAATAATATCAATACTCAAGATGTATCTTTAACTAAAATTGATAGATCAGCTTACGCTGCTTTACCTAACAAACTAGCTACAGGACAACCATCACAATATTATGTAGATAGACAAACAACTCCTGTAATTTATTTATATCAAGCACCTGACTTAAACACTTACACAACTTTAAAATTTTATGTAATTAAAAGAATTGAAGATGCTGGAGCTTACACTAATGATGCTGATGTTGTTTATAGATTTTTACCATGTATGTGCGCAGGACTTGCTTACTATTTATCAATGAAGAAAGCACCAGGACTAGTGCAACAAAATAAATTAATATACGAAGATGAATTAAAAAGAGCATTAGATGAAGATGGTCAAAGAGCGTCTACATTTATAACTCCACAATCTTTTTACCCTAATGGAATATAATTATGGCTAAATGGGCAACAGGCAAAAGATCTCTATCTATATCTGATAGATCGGGCATGGCATTTCCATATACTGAAATGGTTAAAGAATGGAATGGATCTTTAGTGCACTATTCAGAGTTTGAACCAAAACATCCTCAAATAAGAAGAAAAAGAATTGTTGCAGATGCAATAGCACTACAAAATAGTAGAGCTCAAAAATTTCAACAACCAACAGATATTGATGGTGTAAATGCGGATTCAGGGGGAACAATGGTTGGGGTTGCTGATTTAACACTTCCTGGAGATTTTGCTTATATAACTCAAGGACAAAGTGTAATGGTACCTGCGGATCCATCTTTGCAAAATAGAAGAAGAGAATTATTAATGAATATAAATTCAGTAACAGTGGAGATTTCATAATGGCTATAACTTACGCAGATTTTTTAACACAAGTAAGAAACTACACAGAAGTAAGTAGTAATGTTTTAAGTGATACTCTTATACAAAACTTTATTAGATCAGTAGAGTTAGACGTAGCCGGTAAAGTTGATTATGATGATCTTAGAAAATATTCAACATCTACTTTTACTTCTGGGAATAGATATGTAAGTTTACCTGCTGATTTAACTATTATGAGATCAGTTCAAATGATAAATGGTTCTACAAGAACTTTTTTAGAAAAAAGAGATACAAGTTTTATATCTGAATATAATAATAATGCTGCTACAGGTGAGCCTAAATACTGGGCAAATTGGGACGATTTTAATATATTAGTAGCTCCTATTCCAGATTCAGCTTACACAATTCAAATTAACTACATCACGGATCCACCACAGTTTACAGCTTCAAACAACACCTTTCTTTCAACTTATCAAGAATCAATGTTATTACATGGTGTACTATCCGAAGCTTTTAGATATTTAAAAGGCCCCATGGATATGTACAAGCTGTATGAAAGTAAGTATAATGAAGAAGTACAGAATTTTGCTCTCCAACAAATGGGGAGACGAAGACGTGCGGAATACGATGATGGGGTACCAAGAATACAAATACCTTCACCATCGCCAAACACATTATTAAAATAGGAGAATATATATTATGGCAATCACAACTAATGCAATTTGCAATTCATTTAAAAAACAATTGATGGGTGGTGAGCATGATTTTGATAGCGCAGGCGGTGATACATTTAAATTAGCAATGTACACTTCTGTAGCAGTATTAGGAGCATCAACAACTAACTATGCATCAACAAACGAAGTAACATCCCCTTCAGGATATTCTGCTGGTGGAAAAGCTTTAGTAAACCAAGGTGTGAAAGTTTCATCAGGAGTAGCAATAACTAACTATGCTGATTTATCTTTCACTGGAGTTACACTAACAGCTAGAGGTGCTTTGATTTACAACACAACTACAGACGGTGGTACTGGTACTACTGAAGCAGTTGCTGTATTAGATTTTGGTGGAGACAAGACTGCAACATCTGGAACATTTACAATCCAGTTCCCTGCATTTACAACCTCTGCTGCAATTTTAAGAATCGCTTAATTAAAAAGGAGTTAAAATGGCTTTGGTGGTAAATGATAGAGTAAAAGAAACCTCTACTACTACTGGTACAGGTACATTTGATCTAGGTGGTGCAGTTTCGGGATTTGAATCTTTTGTAACTGCAATAGGTAATGGAAACACAACTTACTATTCGATTGTAAATGAGAATGGTGAATTTGAAGTGGGTCTTGGTACAGTTACAGATGCTGCTACTGATACTTTATCTAGAGACACAATTATATCATCATCTAATAGTGATGCTGCAGTAAACTTTTCTGCAGGAACTAAAAATGTATTTTGTACTTTACCTGCTTCCAAAGCCGTTATCCTTGATTCTAGTGGAAACATTGTTGCAAACAATGGAAGTAATTTAACAAATTTAAATGCAGATAATTTAGCTTCAGGTACAGTTCCTGATGCAAGATTTCCTGCTACATTACCAGCAGCAAATGGTTCAGCACTTACAGATTTAAATGCAACTAACGTTGCTTCAGGAACTTTATCAGCAGATAGATTACCTACAGTACCGACAACAAAAGGTGGAACAGGCTTAACTACTATTGGTACAGCTAATCAAGTTTTAGCTGTTAACACTGGTGCAACAGCTTTAGAATATACCGATACACTTACAAATAAAACTTTAGATGATGCTACTGTTACTACTGGTTTAAATTTTGGAAACATTGTTAAAGCAAACTTTGGTGATTCAGACGAATTACAAATTTTTTCAAATTCTTCACAGGCCAAAAGTTTTGTTAAAACAGATACAAACACATTAGCTTTATCAACTAATAATAGAGTTACAATAAACAACGGGGGTGGTAATGTTTTTTTTGAAGCTGATCTTGATGGTTCTACAGACCTTTATTATAATTTGGTAAAAAAGTTTGAGACCACAAATACAGGTGTAACAGTAACGGGTACAGCTTCAGCAACTACCTTCTCTGGTAGTGGTGCATCTTTAACAGCTTTAAACGCAGACAACATTGCTTCAGGGACTTTGGCGTCAGACAGATTACCTACTGTTCCAACAACAAAAGGTGGTACTGGCTTAACTGCGATTGGAACTGCAAACCAAGTTCTTGCAGTAAATTCTGGTGGAACTGCATTAGAATATCAAACTCCAACTACTGGAGATATTACAGGTGTCACAGCAGGTTCTGGTTTAACAGGTGGCGGAACTACAGGTGATGTTACATTAAACGTTGGAGCCGGAACCGGTGTTACAGTCAACGCTGACGACATAGCTATTGGCCAAGACGTGGCTACTTCAGCTACTCCTACTTTTGCAGGTTTAACTACTACTGCTGATATAAATTTTGGAGATAATGATAAAGCACAATTTGGTGCATCTAATGATTTACAAATTTATCATACAGGTACAAATAGTATAATAGATGATTTAGGAACTGGTAATTTATTAATTCGTTCTGATGGTGCTGCTATTTCTTTACAAGTAAATAGTAAAAATAGCATAAGAGCAGTATCAGATGCAGAGGTTGAACTTTATCATAACAATAATCTTAAATTAGAAACAACATCTTCTGGTATAGATGTTACAGGAACAATGACAGCTACTACATTCTCTGGTAGTGGTGCATCTTTAACAAGTATTCCAAACGGAGCGTTAGATAACAGCGCAATCACAATCAACGGAACATCTACATCGTTAGGTGGTTCTATTAACGTTGGTGACATTACAGGAGTTACAGCAGGAACTGGTTTATCAGGCGGTGGTACATCAGGCGATGTAACTTTAGATTTAGATTTAAATGAATTAACAACTTCGACAGCAGATGCTGATGGTGATTTCTTTGCTGTTGTAGATTCAATAGGTGCACAAAAAAAACTTACAAAAGGTAATATAGCTATTTCAGGTTTTAATAATGACAGTGGGTTTACTACAAACACAGGTACAGTTACTTCTGTTTCTGGTGGAAATGG